TATGGCTCTTGGTGGTCGGAGTGGTCGAGGGTCGCTCCGTCGGCGTAAACGTGTCTCGTTCAAAAAAAAGCGAACGATGTGTTGTACCACGAAACGTATCAAAAGGCGCAAGCCGGCTTGGAAAAAGCGGGCTATCGCGGGTATGAGTACAACTCCGAGTGCTAATAACGTATGTAAAGTATTTAGAGCAGGCGGTGTTGATCCGACTGTACTTGCAACGCGAGCGTTGTACTTTACGACTATAAATCAAGTACCGAACTTCGATGTTTTAAATTCTACTTACGGTATCGGCGCAAACATGCGACTCCGAAACATAGTCAATTTGCGAGGATGGCGACTGCGTCTAAGTATGTTGAATTTATATAACATACCGTTATGGTTTAATTTTGCAATTATTGGACCAAAAGGATCCAATCCAGATGAGCCGGCTGTCGCCGACTTTTTTCGTGATTATGGTACCTCGAGGGATATTGGGTTTGGTACTGGGTTGTCTGGGGTAACGATGAACTTTAACCCTATCAATCCGGATAAATTCCATATTCTTATGCATAAGAGGTTTTTCCTTCCAGTTAACACTGACGCGACGTCAGATTACTCCGAAGGTGCATACGCCAATACCAATTACAGGTATAAGAAGTTTTGGGTGCCGTTTAAGAAGCCTATTGCTTTTGATGACGACACAGCGACTAATACACCTGAAACGGAGATTTGGATGGCATATTGGTGTGATCAACCTATGACACCTGCAGGTGCATCATCAAGTGCTTCTGCAGCTATTGTGACTATGCAAGCCTTTGGATATTTTAAAGAACCCAAATAAGAAACTAGATTTTTGGTAAACACGACTGAAATTTTTTCCCCCGCAGAGCGGCGCTGCGCGCCGCGCACTTCGTAGATAGTAAACCCTGTGACCCGGAGGGACGCCCTATGGGGCGCTCTCGCCTTCGGCTCGGGGGGCCTTCGGCCCTAAAAATAAACAGTGAATGGATCTGTGCTTTCGACTCGGTGGGCGGCTCGGCGACGGCCGCCGGGGGCGGCTCGGCCTCGGCGCCCTACGGTTTGGCCAGGGAGGCCGATCGCGCTGCGCGCTCCTAACTAACGGTTAAATAGACGTTAACAAATAACTGTTTTTAACTGTTTATAACTGCCTAATCTGAGTCACGTTGTACCTGTCACCCGTCATGGCTGCACGATCGGGATCCTCATTACAAAACACTATCACTAGGGGAGTCTTGGTCAAAACCTTCATACCAGACTCGTATTTCGGACTGAAGACTAGCTGATCCTTCAACATCTCCAGAACGGAGTATTGAAGAAACGTCATCTGATTGCGGGGGATATCAAACAAGAACACGGACTTAGTCTCATCAATGGCATAGGCTTGGTCATCACGTTTACCAATCTTAATGACCTGAACCTTATCAAAATAATGCGTAAGAGCCCAACGGGTAAACCAACTCTTACCGGAATGTCCTACTTCGTCGACGATGAATCTAATTTCTCGAGGGTGGTGAATATCTCCTTGTACCAAGTCGGCAAGCCCTCGTTGCCAACCCTCACGGGGATCTGCCCCGTCAACAAGGCTTGGAGTGGGGAGATGCGCCTGGGCGATGTCAAGGCAGCGTCTGTTGTAGCGAGCGAAGAGACTGGGATTAAAGAGGATAATCTCTCGTTTAGTTGGGAGTCGACCCAAACCTTGGACCCATTCGATAAAGTCACTCCAATCAGATCGGCGTCCTTGTCCGGTAGCGTCAAGTCGTTCGCCAAATTCATGGAAGGTACCATCTTTCTTACAGTAAGATGCAGCGGCTTCGGAAGTGGTTTTCAAAGGTTCGATGTGAATTCGAACACGTTCGGAAATGAGACGTTGCACAACAGAGGCGCGGGTCGAGGCTTTGAGTTGGATAAATCCTTGCAAATGAGCAGTTCCCTGTTCACCGATTTCAAAACCGAAAACAAGATACTGAACACGATCAGCGCGACCGAGGACCTTGATACGATCCACATCGTCAGGGATGTAGTTGTTGAAAGTAAAACAGAAGGCTTGGCGTTGGATGTTCATGTTTGCTGAAAAAGAAAACAAATTTTATGGGAGGAAGTGTCCTTAGTAATACTGTGGCGGACACTTCATATTTGCACCGCGCTCGAAAAAAAGCGATCCGACAGGCTCGCGTTCTTCTCCACGATTAATTCAAAAATTTTATTATGGCTCTTGGTGGTCGGAGTGGTCGAGGGTCGCTCCGTCGGCGTAAACGTGTCTCGTTCAAAAAAAAGCGAACGATGTGTTGTACCACGAAACGTATCAAAAGGCGCAAGCCGGCTTGG